AATAACTCACTATAGTGAAAATATAGCTTGCTATTTAGTGCCTTTAGAGTGATATATGTGGTAACAAAAAAACGAAAAGGAGCACTATAAAATGGAAATGAAATTACAAGAATGGATCGAAAGATTTAATAATGGAGACTTTGAAGGAAAAGACTACCACACTCAATGCAACGCAGGTTGGTACGACTGGTTTTGTAAAGAAACAAGCCTAACCAACAAAACAAAACGAATGGGAAACATTGTAAAGAAAGTAAATGGAAAAGGAAAGGTTAACCTTGAAACAATGTATGTTTGGTTCAAAAACAACTGTCCTTTAGATGGACCTTTATATGATGATTTCAGATTCGTTGACATTGAAACAGGTGACACGCTATTCACCACACAAATTAATTGTTGTTGGAATGAAAAACGCTACACAGTATACGGTAGAAAAAACAACTTCGAGATACCACTATTTGAAACAGATTCGTCTAGAGAGTTATCAAATTGGTTTAATGAAGGGTGGCAAGAATAATGTTTAAAGAGTTTAACGCACATCCTAAAGGAAAACTAGTAGGTGATTGTGTTGTAAGAGCAATTGTAACAGCAACCAACACTGATTATATGGAATGTAGAAGAGACCTCAATCGCAAAAAGCGAGAATGGGGGTTCGCTGATTACAAAGAGACAAAATTCTTATATAAATATCTAGAGAACTACTTAAGACTCATCATTAAGATAGGTCCTGAGAAAAAAAGAGTAAAAGGACATGAGTTCACAGAGATTTATCCTAAAGGAACTTATATCCTCAAAATGAGAAAACACTTCACAGTCTGTATTGATGGAGTAATCCTAGATACTTGGGATTGTACACATTTATCAGTTTATACGGCTTGGAGGGTAGAATAATGAAAGTAAACTTTATTAGAAAAGCAACAGACTATGAACTCATCCCACAAGATGAGTTTGTGATTGAAAAGGTAGTAACAATAAAACCTAGACTTTTTGAAACATTCATCAAAGAACCATTAGATGATTATGGATTCATTTACGAAAATCGAGATGTAATGTGGTGTGATGCAAAAGACGTTTATCATTGCATTTTTGTAACAAGCGATGAGCACGATTTTGGAATCTTGGTGGAAAGCGAAGGTTATAGTTATGCTCGGTTTACAGCATACTTACCAAAGTTACTAGTTGGGAGCGAATAGCTCCTTTTTTCGTACTTAATAAATAAAAGGAGTATATCGCAATGAAAGTAATAACAAGTGAATCAGTATTTAGTGGACATCCTGATAAGGTTTGTGATCAAATTAGTGATGCAATACTAGATGCTTTATTAGAGCAAGACAAACAATCAAGAGTAGCAGTTGAAACTGCAATTAAAGATAACTTTGTTTTTATCTTTGGTGAGGTAACAAGTAATGCAACTATTGATTATGAATTAATAGCGTTAAATAAGTTAAGAGAGATTGGATACAATGATGTGTTTGAAGTGCTAGTCAAGATTTCAACTCAATCAGTTGATATAGCACTTGGTGTTGATTCAACAGAATCACACGAACAAGGTGCAGGAGACCAAGGTATTATGTTTGGGTATGCTTGTAAAGAAACTCAAGAGTTTATGCCTCTACCTATAATGTTAGCTAATCAAATCTCAAAAGAAATAGATACCCTTAGAAAAACAAAATATTTGCACCTGTTTGGTCCTGATGGTAAATGCCAAGTATCAATCAACTATGAAGAACAAATGCCTAAAATCGAAACTGTGGTGGTTTCTGCACAAATACAACCAGGAGTCTTTAAAAGACAAGTGGAAGATGTTGTTATTAATGAGGTGCTGACTAAGTTCATGAGTTATGATGAGATTATTGATTGTGAGATATTAATCAATCCAACTGGTGAGTTTGTGATTGGTGGTCCTTATGCTGATTCGGGATTAACTGGTAGAAAGATAATAGTTGATACGTATGGTGGACATGGAAAACATGGTGGTGGAGCTTTCTCTGGTAAAGACGTAAGCAAAGTTGATCGCAGTGGGGCTTATTATGCGAGGTATGTAGCAAAGAGTCTTGTAGGGGCAGAATTAGCGACACAGTGCGAAGTTCAGGTTAGCTACGCAATTGGAGTAGCCAAGCCAGTAAGTATCTTTGTTAATACCTTTGGAACTGGGGTTGTATCAGATGAAGAACTACAAGCGTTAGTTCATTATGCATTTGATTTCAAACCTGAGAACATAAGAAAAGAACTTAAACTTGATGATGTTAAGTTCCAAGAGTTAGCTAAGTATGGACACTTCGGTAGAGAAGACTTACAAGCTCCATGGGAATGTGTAGATGATAAAATCATTGAGTTAAGAAGACTGTATGAGAAAGCCTAAGACACTTCATAACTTCTATAAGTCGATTCCTTGGAAAGTAGCTAGAGAAATCAAGATAAGAGATGCTGAAGGTTGGTGTGAACGATGTGGTGCTATAGGTGAAGAAGTTCATCATAAAGAACGATTAACGATTAATAATGTAATGGATCCTGAAGTGTCGTTGAATCAAAAGAACTTAGAGTTTTTATGTAAGAAATGTCATAACAAAGAACACAAGCGTTTCTCTTGTTCACAACAATTTGATATAGATGGAAATTTGATGAGAAGTTAGGCAACTTTTCGTGATATACTATTCACGGAAAGGTGAGTGATAGTATATGGAATGGTTGTATGTATTTATACCTAGTTTAGTAACTGTTATTGGGTTTGGAATTACAATATATTTGAATAGAGTTGGATTGAGAGATGAAATAAGCAAAGTTCAACAAAACATTAGTTTAGATCGTATTGCTGATGTACCATATGAGATATCTGAAATGTTAACAAGCGTAAGTAAGGGAGAACTAGATGTAACCGTGTATTCATCAATAATTAGTAAAGTAGTAGCATACGGTTCTGCTGATTCGGTGAAAATTTTAGAAACAATGCAGATTTATTCTTATTCTTTAAAAGGTAAAAAGTCAAGCGAAATAAAGGGTAAGGAGTATGATATTATTATTTATACTGCATTATTGCTATCTCAAATTAAGTTGGATTTAACCGGAAAAATTATTAAACCTTTATCTTGGATACGCATTCGTATAAATGATGCTAATTTGATTGATAACATAATTACCAACAGGATAAATGAAATCATAATAGCTAATGATTTTGAAAAACAATTTTCGAATTAACTTCAGGAGGAAGAAGTATGAGCAAAATACAAGTGGATTTAAAAAAAGATAGAACATTTGTTAGACTTTGTAATTCATTTATATTTAGATTTCAAAACACTAAGTTTAGTGAAATCCCTGTAAATCAGGGAAAACATTATCTTAACGATATAACCAATCATTATGGGAATATCAAATCATATGTAAATAGAAAAAACAACTATGCTATGAAGATGAATAGTGTTGATGAAACAGGCATAGATACAGTTTATCCTTCTGAGTTTTTTAATGCAACGGACATTTATGATTATGCAAAAAACTGACCCCCCTCATCTTAATTCAAACTGAGCAACAGGGTACCGTACGGGGGGAGGTCTTATTCACACGAGACCTAAATTTTGAAAATATGAGAATGGGGTGTTGAAAATGAAAATACCTACTAAAGCAATAGATGATTTGTTAGTTTACCTAAAGCTAGTTGAAAAGACAAATCAAAAATTGTTACTAATGTATGGAGTAGGAGCATTAGAGAACAATGCTTTCTCAAAATACTATTACAATGCAGATGAATTTTCTGATTCATTCTTTAGAGTGACAGGGTTTGAGTTTGATAGAACAAAAAACAGGATTGTAACAACACATAAAAATGGGATATTATCTGTAAGAGATATTCGAGTGATGTACAGTATTAAATATTTACTTGAAGACCTGTTAAACAAGCGTTATGATTTGATCGATACACTTAAAAAGTATAGAAATAAAGCACAACATAATCCTCATCAAATAGGGTTTCAATCTATAGGTAATACAAATAATGAGTTTGATGTGGCTTTTGATTACAAACGAAAAAGGTATCATTTAAAGAGTGAAGATCTTCGAGATATGGTTGTTGAACTGAACTCGGCAATAGTTAAACTGTTAGATGAGTTATGGATTAACATAGACCTTAATACGAGAACACTTATTAATTCTAAGTCAAAAATTGAATCTATGTTAATGTCAAAAAAATATAGTAAATTTAATGAACTGTTACTTGATAATGAAAAAAAATATCTGATAGATTTGATGGAGGATTAAAGTGGAAAACAAAAAAGGACAGCACCATGTATGGAGACACTACATATCTTCTTGGGCTAATTCAAACAAGGTATGGACCTTAGTCAGATCTAAAGTTTTATCTCCTCAGTCTACAGAAGATGTTGGTAAAAAACGATATATGTATAAAGTCGTACCCCCTACACTTGAAGAACACAATCTAGCTAAGAAATTTTATCAGATAGATAAGATGAGTCCCGAAAGAAAAAGAATGGCTGAAGGATGGATTAAACCTTTCGAGTTACTATATTATACTAATGAACTCAAGGAGAAGGGATATGTCGAATCTGAAGAAACTATTGAAGAGATAAACTATCAATTGAATAATATGGAAGAAGATTTACATAGTTCTTTTGAGAAAGACGCTTTGAAATATTTTACTAGTTTTAAAGAAAATGATTTTACTATTATAGAAGATGATGACAACAGAGTGGAGTTTTGTTTTTTTGTGGCTTTACAATTTTTTCGCACATTGAGAAATAAGAATGCTATGCTAAGAGTATTAACTCATGAAGGTGTTAAACAAGCCCTAGATAAGACTTGGAACTGGGGAAAATTTATCTTTGCTAACAATATTGGATATCACCTTTATAAAGGTAGTATTACAATATACACAAATATAACAACTTTACCATTCATAACTTCAGATCAGCCTGTAATTAATCTAGATGCAACATATATGTTTGATGGAACACCACCAGAAACAATGAGATTGTATTATCCTATTTCTCCAGATGTTGCTATAGTTTTTGAGAATGGTGACAAAGAGGTTTATAGAAAATCATTAGATGATTATTATTTGATTGAGAAATATAATGACTTGATGCATAATTGGGCTGAAAATCATACATTTGCTAATCATGAGATAATGTTGAAAAAGTTTATAGAGAAGTGATGTTAAATGATAAATAAAGAATTTGAGCGATTAATATCGCTTTTTTCTTTGGTTGATGAATCAAAGAAAGAGTTAGTGAAAGATTTGGTTTATCAAGCTGCATTTATGAAAGTGGAACTTGATAAACTACAGTTACAAATTAAAAAATATGGTGCAGTACAAATCTCTAACCGAGGAGCTCAAAGGCAAACTGAATCTGCTAAATACTATACCAAATTGGTAAACACCTATGGAACTGTAATCAAGACTCTGAACTCAATTCTTGGAACACAAGTAGATGATGTTGATGATGCATTTGATGAGTTTATTAGGAAGGCACAATCATGAATTATCTTATTGAGTATTATCAAGAGATTAAGAAAGGGAATATCATTGTTGGTGAGGAACTTAGAACTGAACTTGACGGTTTAATTAATGATCTAGATAATCCTAGGTACTTATTTGACTTAAAACCTGGAGCAATCAGGATTGATTTTATCGAGACTTTCTGTAAGCATACTAAGTCACCATTTAATGGTATGCCTTTTGAACTTGAACTTTGGGAGAAAGCATTATTGCAAACTGCATATGGATTTAAAATGAGTGAAACAGGACTGAGAAGATTTAATGAAGTTATATTACTGATTGCTCGTAAAAATGGCAAGACCACATTCGTTGCAGGAATCGACTTATCTGAGTTCTTTCTTTCAAGTGGTGGTGTTGACATTGTATGTGCTTCGAATACAACTGAACAAGCTAATATCTTGTTTGAAGAGATTAACAATATGCGTGAGCAATCACCGGCATTATCTAAAGACACAAGAAGTAAAAAGAACATCTATCATATATATAGTCCCAAGACAAAAAACAAAATAAAGAAGTTATCAGCTCAATCAAGAAATAAAGATGGATATAATATAGAAGTTGGCTGTATTGATGAAGTACATGAAATGACTGATTCAAAAGTTTATGATGCAATCAAGCAATCACAATCAACTAAAAAAGAACCATTAATATTTATCATAACCACCGAAGGTACAACTGTTGGTGGTTTTTTAGACAATAAACTAGACTATGTTAGAAAAATGTTGAAAGGTGATATTGACGATGAACGTGTACTTCCTTGGTTATATACACAAGATTCAACTAAGGAAATATATGATGATCCAAAAACTTGGATGAAATCAAATCCAAGTCTAGGTGTAGTTAAAACTACTAATTACCTTGATGACATTATGAATAAATCAAAACACGACTTATCAACTAGAGTTACAATGCTTTGTAAAGACTTCAATATCAAACAAGCTGATTCTGGTTCATGGTTAAGTTTTGAAGATTTAATCAATGAAGAGGTTTATTCAATTGATGATTTGAGAGACAGTTATGCTGTTGGTGGTGTTGATTTGTCATCAACAACCGATTTAACTGCAGCTGTACTAGTAATACAAAAAAGAGGTAGTAGTAAAAAGTTTGTTATACCTCATTTCTTTATGCCTAGTGAAGTGTTAGATAAAAGAATTAAGGAAGATAATGTACCATATGATATTTGGTTAAAGAAAGGATTTATAACTTTAACTAATGGAAACCAAAATGATTTTAGTATGGTTACTCAATGGTTCATGAAGAACATTCAAACATATAGTATTCGACCTTTGTGGGTTGGGTATGATCCTTGGAACTCACAATATTGGATTAAAGAAATGGAAGACCTAGGATTTAATATGGAAAAAATAAGACAAGGTATTTATACATTATCTGAACCAATGAAAATTTTAGAAGCTGACTTTAAAAAAAATATTGTTAACTACAACAATAATCCAATATTAAAATGGTGTTTATCAAACACTCAAGCAAAAGTAGATTTGAATGGTAACATTCAACCATCAAAACTTAACTCAAAGTATAAAAGGATTGATGGAACTGTAGCATTAATAATAGCTTATGTAGTTTTAAATAGATTTAAAAATGACTATGAAAACATGATATAATCTTTATTGAGGTGAGATTATGTGTAAACTTGTTATAGTAGGAAATGGATTTGATAGGGCTCACAACATGAAAACGACATATTGGCATTTTAGGAGTTTTATTGAAGATAAACATCCTGAAATTCTAGATGTACTAGAACATTATTCATTAAAATCAAAAAACACTTTATGGAATGACTTTGAGAACAATTTATCAAAGATTGATATAGACAGACTTAGAGATTATTCTCAGATAGCAACAGTAAGAGGCAGAAATGATGATGATTATTATTCTGGTGAAGATGATGGAGTAGCTAACTTTTTACAAGATGAATTAGACTTTATATATGGGTGGGCTGATCTTGTAGAAGAGTGGATAACTGATTATGTGGAGTTGCCTGAAGATATGTGTTTCAAAAAAAAACTTTTTAGTGATGATAATTTTTATCTTTCTTTTAATTATACAGACACATTGGAATATACTTATGGAATCAATGATACTCAAGTAATACATATACATGGAAGAGCTGGATATCCTATAGAGATAATAATGGGACATAGAGATGATAAACATCTAGAAAATGTAAATGAATCTCAAGTAGATTATGTATATGATCCAAAAGAAAGCTCTTTAATAAAAGCAGTATTGAAATATTTGAAAGCTTCATATAAAGATGTATATTCAATAATTAATGAGTGGGATGTTTATCTCGAACAATATAAGAATGTTAAGGAGATACATATAATTGGATGGTCTCTAAATTTTATAGATATGCCTTACTTTGATAATATTTTGAGAATTGTACCTCAAAAGAGTCCGATATACATATATTATTATGATGAAGAAGCTAAAAGAAAATTTAACAAGATTTTGTCAAAATATAAAGTTAACCATAAAATAATTCTTCTCGACGTGGGTGTTTTGAAGAAATAGGAGGTGCCTATGCCCTTATTTAAAAGAAAAAAGAAAATTGGTTCATTTGATACAGTTCAACTCGTTAGTGATTTAAATTCGTTTTATACACCGTTTGGAACGAATATATCCAAAAGTGATGTAGTAAAGATTTGCATTGATAGAGTTGCTACTCAATGTGCTAAGTTAAAACCAAGACATATAAAAAATGAAAACGATAAGACAGTTACCGATAAATCAGGTAGGCTGTCTTTTCTTTTGAAGTATAAACCCAATGAAATAATGAGTCCTTATGACTTCATTTATAAGACAGTTACATTGTTGTTGCTGAATGACAATGTTTTTATTTATCCTATGTTTGATAGACATACAAATCAATTAAAAGGATTATATCCATTAAGACCGATAACGGTGGAAATGCAAGTGAGTAATACTAACGAGTATTATATAAAGTTCTTATTTGAAGATGGTAAAACATACACTTTACCTTACGAGAATGTAGTTCACTTAAAAAAACATTATGGGCAAAATGATATTTTCGGTGGAAGTGGTTCTTCAGGAGACCATGAAGCATTATTAAAAACAATATCAATTAATGACAGTTTGCTTCAAGGAATCGATAACGCCATGAAGACTTCATTACAAATTAAAGGTATCTTGAAGATGAATGGTATGCTATCAGAAACCGATAAGAAGAAACAAAGAGATATGTTTGAAGATGCTTTGTCTGAAACCGTACAAGTTAAAGGAAGTTCAATCATTCCTGTTGACTTGAAGTCCGAATATATACCGATTAATCTAGATCCTAAGCTAGTTGATAAAGACACCTTAGAGTTCTTGCAAGACAAGATTTTAGACTACTTTGGAGTATCTGTTCCAATCTTTCAAAACAATTACTCAGAAGATGAGTATAACTCATTTTACGAATCAACAATAGAGCCTCTAGCTATTCAATTAAGCGAGGCTTTTTCTATAGGGTTGTTAACTGATAATCAAATGGAAAGAGGAGAGCAAATTGTATTTTATAGTGAAAGATTACAATATGCTTCTTGGAATACAAAGGTGACTGCAATTGAGAAGTTGATGAGTTTAGGTATTATGAGTCTAAACGAATCAAGAGCCCTTTTAGGATTAGAACCTATAGAAGGTGGAAATAAACGTCTACAATCATTAAACTTTGTTGATGCTGATAAGGCTAATCAATATCAAATTGGTAAGAAGGAGGAAGAAACAAGTGAAGATAACAGTTAATGGAAATATATCAGAAGATGCTTTAAAAGTTATTTTAGAAAGGCAGAAAAAGAAAACTATCATAATTAATGAGTATTGCAAAAAAGAGAAGATTGATAACCTATCTTACAAAGATGCAGAACTTGAATATGAGTATAGTAAAGAACTAAAGAAAGAACCAAAACCAGTAAAACCAAAACCTAAGAAAGTTGAGATTAGAGGAAATGTTAAAGGAAACTAGATTAGCGAATGTAAAGTTAGAAGAATCAGAAGGCAAGATGATACTTGAGGGATATGCTATTGTATTTGGAAGTGAAACATTAATCGGTGATGAAGACTACGGATTCATCGAAGTAATAGATCCTTCAGCATTACAAGAAACGAAAATGAAAGATGTACCTATGAAATATAATCATATGGACTCTTTTTTAATTTTAGCAAGAACAAGAAACAATTCACTCACTCTTACTGTTGATAATCAGGGATTAAAAGTAAGAGCTGAATTATTAGATACAAATACAAACCAGGATATTTATAAGATGGTCCGAAGTGGACTCTTAGACAAAATGAGTTTTGCATTCGCAGTAGATGAGCAAACTTGGAACCATGAAGGAGATATACCTAGAAGAACAATAACAAAAATTGAACGCTTATATGATGTGTCGGTAGTGGATACACCTGCATATGATTCAACAAGCATATATGCTCGTTCTTTAGAGTCCATGGAGTTGGAACTAAAGGCTATGGATATGGCAGAGCAAGAAAGTAAAGCATTAATCATTAGAAAAAGAATTCATATTAAAACACAAATTTAGGAGGAAATAATGAATCTAGAATTAAGAAGAAAAGAAATTGAAGTAAGACTAGCTGAAATTAGAGGGCTAGTTGATGCTGAATCTGATTTAACTAAATTAGAAGCATTTGAAACTGAGACAAATAGTCTTCAAGAAGAACGCAGTGTAATTGACAAGAAAATGTCAATCTCTAGTAAAACTGAAATTCAACCAATCGTAATTGAAGATAGAGGACAAGTTGATAAAGAGAAATTGGAAAAACGTGGTAAAGATATGAGAGAATCTCGTGTAATTCAGGTATCAAGTTCAGAGATTTTATTGCCACAACATACATCGAATGGTTTAGCACCAGCACCATTTAAACAAGTATCTTCTTTAGTTGATCGAGTGAATGTCATTAACTTAACTGGTGGGGAAACTTATAAAAAATCATTTGTTAAATCAAATGGTATTGCTGGTACAACTGCTGAAGGTGGAACTGCAACAACATCAGAACCAGGATTTGGATATTTAACTATTTCAAAAGTGAAATTAACTGTGTACACAGAAATCACTGAGGAATTAGAAAAACTACCTTCAATCCCTTATCAAGCTGAAGTATTAAGAAATATCAACATCTCACTTAAGAAAAAACTATCTCAACAAATCTTACTAGGTGCAGGTACAACAAATACATTCACAGGAATTTTCAGTAGCAACGCGGTTGCATTAGCTGATAAAGAACCAATCGAAATTGAGGCAATTACAGACTCTACTCTAGATGACATCATTTTTGCATATGGTGGGGATGAAGAAGTAGAAGGTGGAGCAGTTTTAATTCTTAATAAAGCAGACTTAAGAGCATTTGCTGGATTAAAAACATCTGATGGTAAGAAAGTTCATACTATTGATACAATCAATAAAACAATTGATGGTATTCCATATATTATCAACTCAAACTGTAAAGCTATTTCAGACAGCAACACTGCAACTGGTGATTATGGTATCGCTTATGGAGCACTTACAAATTATGAAGTACCAGTATTCTCACCTGTTGAAATTAGTAAATCTACTGATTACAAGTTCAAAGAAGGTATTGTTAGCTACAAAGCATCAGTATTCACTGGTGGTAATGTTGTAGGTTATAACGGATTCTTACGAATCAAGAAAAAAGCAGCTGCAGCTTAAGAGCAGTTAATCTAGGTTAAGAAAGGATTGATTCAATGGCTATTCTAGATGTAGTTAAAAGAGCACTTTTAATCCCTCTGACGGAGACTTTCGCAGATGAAGAATTAAGTGTACACATTTCAAGTTGTAAAAGTTATTTAGAAAGTTGTGGGGTTGATCCTTCTTATATAAATGATGAATCAAATCCCATGGTTAGTACTATAGTTATTATTTATGTTAAAACCTTCTTTGGTTTTAAAAATGATGGAAGTGTAAAGGAACTTCCTAAGACATTTGATATGTTGGTAGGACAAATCGCACTTACAAAAGGGATACAAGAAAATGTATCCTAATTCTCCTAATATTGTTTTGAAACTACTAACCATGGTTTTGATTCCAAACTCTATAGGTTCCAATAATTATAAGTTGATTAAATCAAGAAGTATTATTGGAATCAATATGAGTGTTTCATCAAGAGAACATTACGAAAGTAAACGTTCAAATATAAAAATTGATATAGCAGTGAAGATTCAATGTTTCTTATATGACAACAGCAAGTATGTTGAAACTGATGAAGATATCTACAAAGTAGAGAGAACATTTCAAAACGGACAGTTCATGGAACTTTACTTAATAAAGATTAATTTAAGAAAGATCGATATCATTGATTACGCTTGATCAGATAGGAAGTGCAATTGAAAGTATGGTTGAGGAATATGCTGAAGAGGTTATCAAGGATTTGGCTAAAGTCCTAGATGATACAGCTAAAGACATCGTTAACTATATGTCTTCTCATGCTCCTAGGAGTGGTGGGTCTAAACCTTTCGCTGAATCCTTTGTTGCTGAACCTATAGGTGAAGGAATTAATAAAACAATATCAATCTATTCAAACACCAAGGGTAGACTAACTCATTTGTTAGAATTTGGTTTCACACATAAAAGTGGTAAGTATGTAGGTCCTCGTCCATTTATGAGACCTGCATTTGATATATTAACACCAAAGATGATAGAAGAAGTTAAATCAATCATCGAGAAAGGTGGGAAGTAATGCAAGAACTAATAGAAAGGTTATTCTCAACGCTAGATAACATATTACCAGGGAAAGTTTCCTATGGTACTAGAGATGGTCTAGAAGAAGAACCTGATTATATAATTTACCAAGAATTAAACAATAGAACTGTCGTATTTGCTGATGATGTTGCAATTGCAAAGGTGAGTACATTTCAAGTTAGTTTAATTACTGAAAAGAAAGATCTATTACTAGAGGACCGATTTGAGTCCTCTTTGTACTTTAATAACTATGAGTTTGAACTTTTATCAGAATTTAACAATGAAGATGGTTCAGTAAACAGAGTTTATGAAATTAAACAGGAGGTATTTTAAATGGATAATAAAGTAACTTTTGGTCTTAAGAATGTTCATTATGCTTTGGCTACTCAAGCTGAAGATGGAAGTTGGACATTTGCAACACCTAAAAAACTAGAAGGTGCTCAAGAAATTACTACCGAGGCAATCGGTGGAAGTACTCAAGTATATGCTGATGATAAAGTGTTAGCTACTCTTGTTTCAAACTCAGGAACGAATGTAACTCTTAAGTTCACTGAGATTGGAGATCAATTCAAAAAAGATGTGTTTGGATTATTGGAAGCTTCAAATGGAAATCTAGTAGAAGTAGTTAGTAATCAAGCGAAGACATTTGCTCTAGGATATGAAATCCAAGGTGATATCAAAGCAAGACGCATTTGGTATTACTTATGCACTGCAACACCTACTGGTGACGCATCTAAATCAAAAGCAGATTCGATTGAAGCTAATGCTGTTTCCTTAAATGTAACTGCAAGACCAATTGAATCAGGTAACAATTTAATTATTAGAGCTATTGCTAACTTAGGTGATGTTAATTATAATGCATTCCTAACTAGTACCCCTGCTCTACCAACATTCTTATAAGGAGATAACTTTGTATGGAAAAGACATTAAAACTAGGTGATAAGGAGTTTAGACTTCATTCATCACTATTTACAATTATTGATTATCGCAATGTGTTCTCAACTGAACTATTTAGCGATATCAAGAAATTAGAAAAAGCAAACCTAAAAAAAGAAGATGACATCAGTAGAGTGATTGATACCATCTTCAGGATTATCTATGTGTTACATAGACCTTTTAGTAAAACATCATATAATGACTTTTTAATGTCGTTAGATTTTTCAATTTTAAGCAACCAAGATGAGTTGCAGAACTTAACTAATACAATTGGAGAAATGTTGGGTACCTTTCAAAAAGGAAAAACACCCAGACCAGTCACAAAGAAATAGTGACGATCTAAACATAACAGCAAACATCATCTTTAATCTAGCTCATTTAGGTATATCGATTGAGGACACAAAAGTATTTGATTTAGATACTTATTTTGAACTAGTAGAACTAGAAACTAAAGTAATCAAAGAGGCTAATTGTCCAAGGGGAGCTACACAAAAAGATATAGATGCCTTTTTAAACTAAGGCATCTATTATTTCTTTTACAGTTGTTAAAATTTCTGGATTATGAATTGGGTTTTTCATTCCGTGAGAACCAATAACATTATAACCTTTGTCTAGTAGTTCTCTTGCTACTAAGTATTCGATAGAGGCAGTTAAGTCTCTAAAAGGGATGTGAGTGCTCATGTTATTTTGCTCGGGATATAAAGGACCAAATGCATACAACTTATAATATGAATCTTTTAATGATATTTTAGCTTTCTTCATATTATTCGTTAGTGAATTACTGTGTAGATTTTTACAAAAGTGTGATAACATTCTACTAAAAGGTGAGCTTGCATGAGGAGATGAACTGTCACCAGTTCTAGCTACATAAAAATATGTTGTGTTGTTATGTAGAATTTTATACGTATATATCCAAAAACCTCTCTCTATAATTTTACCTGAGAATTCAATATGATATTGATTCATAATATCGCCTCCTTAAGTTTAATATAGCAAAGGTTTTAGGTTTGTAAAAGAGGGCACAAACCGATAAACGTAGCATGCTCTTGAATCTAATACTCACAAACTATATAATATAATTAGATAAAGGAAGGAGTAAAAATATGGATATTAATGAAGAAACTGCAAAAAAATTATGGAGATCCAGATATGGTAATGAGGATAATGTTAAAGATTTTACTGGAAAATGGATGTATTTCTATGATTATGGTAAACAAAAAGAATTAAGGGAGAGCAAAGGAGGGGAAATGATAGATTATGGTTGGAATATCCACCATATGTATCCTCAAGATTTAGGTGGTACCGATAACAAGAATAATCTAGAGATTGTTCATTGGGAAACTAATGCTTCTGCATCAAACAAAACTACTTACACGATAGACGGTATAACTTACAGAGTTAGAAAACTCAGTAATGGTCATTATGGAATCTTTAATGGTGATGATCGTGTAGATTTTACTATACCGAACTCATAACATACTTAGTGATATGTTATATCAGAATATTATATTCATCTATTGATATGATTATGATATAATATTTACAGTAAATAAATTTCTGTAAGACCAAATCATTATTTAAGATACTAGCTCCAGGTGTCAGTTCGATTCTGACATTCACCATCCCAAAAATAGAGTTTTCTATTAGTTTCACTTTTACTCTTAAGGAGGTAATTGAAATGATAATAGTTTTAGTTACATATTATTTCACTGGAGGAGCTTCTGGGGAATTGGTGTAATAGGTAGCACGGTAAAAATAGAGAATAGCCCCAGTGAAACCAAAAAGTTAGACACTTATGTCAGTTGACATAGGTGTTTTATTTTGAACCATAGGAGGTGTATAAATGGCTGAAACAGTAAAAGGACTTAATATTAAGTTAAGTCTAGATGGTAAAGATTTAGAGAATGAATTAAATGGGATTAAGAAGAATCTTAAAGAGCAAAACAAAGATTTAAGAGCCATAAACACCAATCTTAGATACGATACTTCTAATCTTGAGTTGTGGAAACAAAAGCAAGATAAACTAAATGATATTCTAGGTGAAACAAAGAAGAAACTTGTGAATCAAAACAAAGAACTTAAGAATGCTAAAAAAGCAGTCGAACTTGGTGATATGTCACAAGAAGAATTTAATAAGATGAAAAGAAGTGTCCAATATACTGAGTCTACAATAGCAAAGTTAAATGGGCAATTAGATAAAACAGGAAACAAAATAAAAGAACTAGGTAATGCTAACTTTGAAAAGATAGGAAAACTTGGTTCAACATTAACAAAATCAGTGACAGCACCTATTGTGGGTGCTGTTTCTGCTTTGAGTGCTTTCGCTGTTAAGACAGCTTACACAGCAGATGAAGTTGGTGACTCAGCTGAAAAGTTAGGATTATCAGCTGAACAATTACAAGAGTGGAATCATGTCGCAACGATCATGGGTGTTTCAACTGATACACTTTCAAGAGCATTTATAAAAGTAAATGGTGTTCTAGGGGACATCGCAACAGGGAATGGTGATAAGTTTGCTGAAAGTTTATCTTTGATTGGGCTGTCAGTTGATGATTTAAAAGGTAAAGATACCGATGAAGCATTTAACTTGATTCGAGATGCTTTATCTGAAGTAGAAGATGAAACAGTTCGTGTTGGTGTAGCTAATGATTTGCTAGGTGAGAAAGTTGCATCTGAAGTAATCCCAGTATTAAGTGGACAAGCAGAAACAATCAGTGATTTAAGAAACGAAGCAAGAGAACTTGGTATTGTTACTAATGAGCAAGCTGCACAAGCAGGAGAGTTCACTGATGCTTTGGATAGAACTAAACAATCGATATCAAGTCTTGGTGTTGATTTAGCAAGTGTTCTTTTACCAGTTCTACAGGAACTAATTATTAAAGTGAGAGATAACATAGTTCCTACATTAAAAGACTGGATTCAAAAATGGGATAACCTTGATGGTGGTACTAAAAAAATGATAGCGACCCTTACAGCCCTCGTAGCCTCCATAGGGCCGGTTTTAAGCGTAGTTGGTAAAGTTGGACCATTACTAAAAACGGCTTCGTTAGGTTTGAAAATGGTGGGTTCGTCAGGGATGTTTGCAGGAGTTGGAATCAATGCGGCTACCTTGGGTATTGGTGCTTTAATAGCTATACTAGTAGTCGCTTTATTTCAAAGTGAAGAGTTCAAAGCACTACTTGGTAGATTGATGGAATCATTCATGCAATTACTACCACCGATTATACTGATTATCGATACTTTGATGTCAGCTTTACAACCAATCCTTGATGTGATCATTGAGTTGTTTGTTATGTTGATTGATATCCTGGTACCTTTGATTGAAATAGCATTGATGCCTATGATATCTCAAATCAGTATTTTTGCTGAACTATTAAGCTCATTAGCTCCACTAATAACAATTGTAGGTGATGTATTAACTGCTATCTTAGTGCCAGCTGTAAATGCACTAAAATTTGTATTAGAACCAGTTCTAAAAGTAGTTCAAACAATAGTCGAGTTTTTACAGAAAATCTTTGAATGGATAGGAGAACTACCTAAGAAGATAGGTGACTTTGGTGGAAATATTAAAGATGTATTTGGGAATGTGACTGAAGGTATATCTAATATAGCTAATAATGTAACTGAAGGAATAAGCGACTTTGCTTCAAATGCAGTTGATAAGGTTGGTGGATTCTTTGGTGGTATAGGTGATTTTCTTGGTAATACATTCAATTTAAAAGGAAGTAGTACAGTTAACAATTCAAACTCAAGTACCTCAAACCAAAACACAAATAACATCACAATCAATACAACATCTCCAACATTTGATATTGATTCAATTAATAAAGCGTTAGGAGGTAATGTCATTTGATAAGACAATTCTATCTAGAGAATAAATATGGTGAGAAGTATTATTTTAACTATAAAAATCAAACGCTCATTTCACAAGTTAGTGGACTGGGCTTTTCTTTAGATGTTAAGTATTTTGAATACAGTAGATTTTATTCGAAGTCTGAGTATAACATTCCATTAACTGAGATAAATGAAACACTTATCTTCTTAAATGGGTATGTAGGATATAAGGATTTTGTTGATTATATAAGTAAAAGTAGCGAAGAATATAAACTGCATTATGAGAATGATGCTTTCAGTGCTTACTGTTATGTGGATATAACTAGTCTTTCTAAAGGAGAACTTGTAGCTAATACAATTCAAAGTGATATTGTGTTTAAGAAACTATCCTTATGGTTAAAAGAAAAGAGATACGAAGTAACTGCGAATGGTTCTGTATCAGGTAAATCATATCCATATATTTATCCTGTGAGTTATACAAGTTCATTTGAAGGAAAAGCAAACATCAGTAATAACGGTTTAGATAAAGCACCAATTGTAATTGAAATTGAAGGTAATGTTATAGACCCTGAATTAATAATTTATAAGGATGGTGAGAAAGTATCACAGTTAAGATTATATTTAGATGCTGACAATTGTAAGATAGCAATAAACTCAATACCAAGTAAACAAGAGATGACAATGATTCGAAACAATACTAGTATCGATATTTATGGAAACCAGGACTTTGAAGAAGATAACTTCATCTTCTTAGACCATGGAGAGTATGAAGTGGAATTTAAACCAGGAGTATCATCACAAGTTATTTGTAGATTAACAGTATTAGAAGGTTACTTAGGTATTTAAAATGAAACTACTATTTTTGGATAGAAGTACTCTTCAGTATAAGGACAATGCATATGTAAGTAACTCCTATGAAGTTAATCTTGATAATGTAGTAATTCAAAGGTCATTGTTTAACGTAAATAAAGCAAATATCAATTGTGCCATAGGTGACATTGTAATTTTTAAGAATGATGTTTTTTCCTACATTGGAATTCTTGAAAGCATCGAATTAAAAGATGATCATATCACAACAATCAAGTCTCTCGATTTTCGAGAGATTTTTAATATTGGTGTTCCAGTGTCAAGTTACACTGGTGACTTAGCAGAATATTTATATCAAGTAATTACAGGTCACTTTAAGAACAATGATGATTCTAATCAGAACCTTCCATATTTAACAGTGGTAAAAGAAGCTAGTGCAAACGGAACCTTAAGTTTTGAATCAGATAAGATTGAATCATTGTCAAAACTATTCGAACTGATATCGAAAGGATATGGAATTAGCTATGAAACTGATGTTACCTACTTAAGAGGAAGAATCACAGGTATCTTATTCAAGATAGTTAATGTGGACCAAGGACTTGTCATGAAGAGTACATTCTCATCAATTTTAAATGTTGAAACGAATGATTCAACAAGCCAGTTAGTGAACAAGGTTGTGTTCTATCCAAGAAGTGACAACCAACTTCATACAAGAAAGATTGAGTATTACTTACTCAAAGATGGAACTATCACAACTGATAAGAACTCTGATAATAGATACTTAAGCGTTATGATGCAATCTTATATTTATTCAGACAACGATTATGAAACATTAGAAACCAAAGCAAGAAGTGAAATGGTCTCATCAAAACTGGACCATAATATCACTTTTACTTTGGATATGTACAACAAGATATTTAAACTATTTGATAACTTGAATCTTGGAGATTATGTTTCGTTTATCCACAATGGAAAAACATATGAATCAATAGTAACAGGAATTAAACTGAAGGACTCACTCAAATATGCAGTGGTGACTTTAGGAGAATACAGAGTAAAGCTAACAGAGAAGATACAGTTGTTAAGCAAGAATAAAGAATCAAGTGTTAGTAATGTCACAATCACTAATACTGATTTAGATGGAGGAGAATTTTAATGGGAGTAAAAAAAATCACCTTTGAAGGTGGAAATGTTACTTCGAAGATAGATGCTGATGTTTATCACCATTTGTTTTCAGGTAAGAATGGAATATTACAAGGTCTAAAAGATGACTGTAGATATACTTTAGCAAACAATACCATTACTTTTAGTGATGGTTATATTTCTATTTATGGACGACTTATATATATTGAGAAGTTAACAACAATAGGAGTAACTCCAGATTCAAGTAAATATGGATATGTTGTACTTGGGGTGAATACTCAAGTAAATGAAGTAGGTCTTTATTTGAAAGAACAGGCTGGGAGTTATCCAAGTTTAACTACTACAAATTTACTTACCAGTGCAGGACTTTATGAGTTTCCACTTTGTGCTTATACAAAGACAACAACATCTGTTTCGTTACAGAGTTATTTCATAAGAGATTACATAACTAAAGACACAGATTATGTTGATAACTTGAAAACAGAATTATTTGAGAATTACATACCTTATACTAAATCAGTAACTAAGGTTTCTAATGGAGTTTATTCTGTAAGTGGGACTGGTTCATATGAGTTGTCACAAGTGATCGTTTATATTGTGATTTCTAGTAACACAATCGTTTCATTCCCTGGGGATATATTGTTTATTGGGACTGGTTCTAATAAAACTGTTTCTTACAGATATGGAAATGCTGATTTCTCATTAGGAGTTGCTTATAAAGATGGAGTGCTAACACTATCTTGTGGAAGTACAACTCATGAAGTAACAAGAGTTTATATGAAAAAATAGGAGGAAATTAAATGGCTACAATTCAAATAAAAAGAAGAACATCTGCAGGAACAGGACCACTTACTGGAACGAGTGGAACGATTAAAGCAGGTGAACCACAAGTAGATTTTGGTGGTGAACATTTATATATAGCAAAATCAACGAAAACAGGGAGTACATCAACACCTTTAGCTGATTCCGATTATCTGAAGATACCAGGAGTGAATAAAGTTAATTCACAAATTGATACAAAGATTACAGCTCTTGGTTTAGGTAGTGCAGCTACACGAAATGTAGGAACGAGTAGTGGACAAATTCCAGTACTTGATTCTTCAGGTAAGTTAGTGGATACAGTAGTTCCAAAGATTGCGATGACAAACACATATGTTGTTGCGAATCAAACTGCTATGTTAGCTTTATCTTCAGCACAAGAAGGTGATGTTGCAGTTCGTACAGATTTAAAGAAATCATTTATTTTAAAGACTGCAGGTTACAATGTTTTATCAAACTGGCAAGAATTACTAACTCCAACTGATGCAGTAACGAGTGTTAATGGTTCAACTGGGGCAGTTACTATTTCACTAGCAGGGCTTGGTGGTGTTTCTACATCAACATTCAATACTCATACTGGAAGCAATGTTCATTTAACTAGTGAGCAAAGAACTATCTTGAGTAGCGTGTGTGATTCGAGAATTTACGAATCAGGTGGAGTTGCTTTGGCAACATCTGCATCAGATTATTCTAACAAGGTACTAAGTAATGGTTTAGTAATGTGGGCTGTTGTAGATGATACTTATACACCTACAAGAATTAACTATCAATTAGGTATCGATAAATCAAAAGTATTATTACCAACTTCAGTGATTGATGGTGGTACGTATTAATGTCAGTTATAAGGGTTAAAAGAGGAACCTCAACACCAACAACATCTAACTTAACAAATGTAGGTGAACTAGCATTTGATTATAGTAATAACGCTCTATATGCACGCAGTTCTTCATCAGTAGTTAAGATTGGTGGAACATTAGAGAAAGTCTATTATTATCAAGGTTATGCATATTCTAGAACGATCACTTATGATTTCGATCCTGCATACATTTATAAAGTTCATGTTGTATCAAGTACAAAAGGAATATCAGTGGATTCTTCAGATACTTATATCTATTACAGAACATCTGCAGGTACTAACCTATATGGTTCATATGTTAATCATCATTTGAATACGTATACCACTATCCATGATAAAAGAGCAGGAGTGAATACAACTGCGAAATACATCGAAGATAGTTATCAAACAGCATCAACAATTACAAGTGGAATTACAAAAGTTATTGATTTTGAGATATCGCCAACTCTTCATGCAAGTTATCTTGATACTCAAGTATGGGTAGCATATGGAAAGGCTATGACAACATTATCAGCACAAAAAGATGGTTCAATTAAAATGGTAGATTTCGTTCACACATCATATGGAGACCTTGGACAGTTATATATCAACACTGGAATGTCAGTTGGCTCACCAGATAGTATTAACATCACAATTTATAGAATGAAAAGGAAGTAATATTATGGCGATAATAAAAGAACTAAATACAAAATTTGGGGTGAATGCATCTTATCATCGAATAACTGCATTTAACATAAGCTATTCACAAAAGAAGGTAATAATATGTGTAGCTTCTTACATTTCAAAAGAAGCTAGAGCGAACATGAACGACCCAATTGAAGAGATAGACATTGAGATTCCAATTGATGATTACAATCAGTTTCTGGATACGAATCCAATCGAACAAGCATATATTTGGATGAAAGAGAATGTGATTGGATTTGAAGACTCAGTTGATGATTATGATGTGATTGAACCAGTAGTCGTTGAACAGGAGAGTGATGTCATTGAATAGTCATGTAAAATTGGTTAGTAATGTGTTCCCAAATGCAAAGGTCCTGTTTATGTATTATTCAGGTTCAAGAGGTTATGGATATGATGAAGAAGATAGTGATATTGATGTTACTGTTGTTCTAGAAAACTTCAAAGGTTCATTGCATCTACAGTTAGGAAAACTTGATATATTCGCATTTTCAAAAGATATGTATATCAAAAGACAAAACTTCGATGAAACAGTGATCGATTATTACAAGAGTGCAACTGATGACATTCTGGTTCCTGAAGATAAAATTTTGTACCTAAGTCCTGAGTTTGAGGAAACTTACGAGCAACTTAAATCTTTCAATGTGAAACGATTTATTGTGAATCAGATAACGGCTTTGTTAAATCATACCAAGATTAGAATGAATATCAGTATGGAACTAAAGTCTCATTATCATTTATTAAGGTATCGTGGAATCTTGGAGCATTATGATCGCACTGGAGTATTTGAACTAGTGATAGATGAACCTTGGAGAAGTGAAATGTTGCAATATAAAAAGAACTGGGATAACGAGATTGGGAAATCATACGAAAACAAGTTAGTAGAAACATTTGAGTATCTAGAGCAGTACAGAGATAGGATGATAATTAATGGATTGGACAAACATTATTGATTTATTTAGAATGGAAAACTTAATATATTGGATTGTAACAATGGTAGTAGTAATTCTTACAACAATTAAGCAGTTCAGCAAACAAGAGCAGAACTCGAATAACAAGAACGATGAAATTATAGTTAATCTTCAAAAGATTGAAAAACAAAATGGTAAAATGCTTAATCTTCTAGAAATGCATGGACAAGACATCAAGTCATTAAAAAAGGACATGAACGTCCTAGAACATCGTGTATCTCGTTTGGAAGATTCACAAGTGAATATTTATAAGCAAATAGGAGGAAAGAATAATGACAAATCTGGAAATTATCCTGATCATATCTAACTTTTTAGTTATTGTACTTTATGGTACCTCAAAATTCAAAGGTGACAAGGACTTTAAACAAGTTGTTAAAGAAGTTAAAGATGATATTAAAAACTCATCACAAACGGTATCGGAGCTTGTAAACAAGGCTACTGATATTGTATTTGATGAATCAATACAAAAAACAATCAAAGAGTTTATTATGATTGTTGAAGAGAAGAACCAAATCGCGAAAGTACAAGGTGAAATATTCCTTAAAGGTGATGAGAAAAAGTATGCTGTTATTCAACGATTAAGTGAGTGGGTTTCTAACCTTACTGGTTCAACTGATAAAGCAATTCATTTCGTAGAAACCAATCAAAGCAAGATAGAATCCATTATCGATGATTATGTATCATTTAGTAATAAAATGCATGGAAAATCAACATTGTCTGAAGCTGAAAAAATTATTTCAAATAAACTCAATAACAATGGCTAAATAACTTGCTATAGTGGGTTTCTAGATGTAACATGTGTACTAATAAAAACAAAACATTAGGAGGAATTAAACATGTTAAACCAAGTAATTTTAGTGGGAAGAGTAAACAAGATTGATAAAGAGGCAGGTTTTATGTCGATTGAGGTTGTTAGAAAGGACAACAAGGAATCAGATTTGATACCAATCACATTTGGAGATGCACTTGCTGAATCATCATTCGAGTATTTAAAAGAAGATGCAACTGTAGGAGTTAAAGCGTCAATAAATATTGAAAATAACATCCTAAGAATTATCGGTGAAAAAGTTACATTTATTAATCCAGTAGCTTAATAAAATGAGACCTTCAAAAAAGGTCTCGCTTTTTTCTTTTTACTTAGGGTCATATATGGTCTTGATAGATTCAAAAAAAACATCTAAAATTTATATTACATAAATTTTAGATGTTTTTATGTTTTAACAAAATCAGGATCTCCAGAGTCACCAAAGTCTAAGTATGAATTATCTCCAAAATTATTGGGTTCATAGGTTTTATTTGACATCATAGAGACTAACATTGTAAAAATTAGAAACATATAGAATATCTTACTTTTTTGCATGTATCACACCTCCACAATAAATATACTTTTTATTGTTCAGTGTATACAGTGCAGAATTGTCCCACATTTAAGGAGGAAGAGTATGGATGAGACTAGGTTATGTAATTATATTGAATCATTGAGGTATGATAGGAAGATAACGCAAGAGTAATTTGTTTCAGGTGTATGTGACATTAGAACATACAAAAGGTATAGAAGAGGGGAGAATAAACTACCATTAAGAGTTATTGTTGAATTTGCTTGCAAACTTGGAGTTGAACCAACTACTTTATTATTAAACTTCGAAGAGGCAAAGCGAAAAGAAAAAAAGTTATTAGATAACATGTATAACTTGATTGCAAACTGTAGCCCTAATGTTAGTAAACAGTTTTCTAATTTTGATGAAGATGATATTATCGATACTGAAAATGTACTATATTACAAGTACATAAAATTATTCTATACAAAGTCTATAAATGTAATAAATGAGAAGGACTATCAACTAAGAGTCATTTCGTTGTTGAATTATCCCGATATATTACAAAAGGTTAAGTTTACAGATGTTGAGATTCTAATATTAAGTTCGATTCTAGATTTTAGCATTGAAATAAATTATGATTTATTATTAAGTAAAATCGAGAATTTCTTGAATAATAATGAACGAAATTTTCTATGTAGTAATACGAGTTATATGGCACCGTTATTATTAATGAGATTGTCAAAATACTATGGAGTTAATAACAAACTTGATAAAGTAGAGTATTACTGTAAAAAGGGTATTGAAAGTTTTGAACTAACAAGAAACATTTACTTAATTGAATATTTTTATTACTATTTGGCTTTGGTTTACCATAATACTAATAGAATGAAAGATTTTGAACAATCAGTTTATCAGTGTTTCAATGCTATTTATATACAGAGAAACAAAGATAAAATTAGGAAGTTTTCTAACTTGATTCTAAATGATTTTAGTATTATTTATGAAGAGTTTATGATAAGATATTTGATTAAATAAATATTAAAAAAAATAATCCAAGAAGTTATTCATACTTTTTGGATTATTTTTATATTAGGGACAAAAGTGCACTGTGATGAAAGAGTAAATTGTATTATTATAATTCTTGATGTTCAGAGTACTAGTAAATTTATTAGAGTTAGAAGGGTGATTATTGTGTTTAAGTTGTGGAAGAGTGATGCATTTAGAAGAGTTTGGAGTAAATATCGTTTCAAGTTTCTGCTCTATATCTCCTTGAATCTATTTTTAGCATTTTTATCAGCTTATCCATTGAAAATGTTAAGACAGATTATTGATGATATGGTAGCCTTTAATAACGGTACCTTATCTACTGATGATATCTTACAGCTTGGGTTTATTACAGGAGCATATATAATATGCTTATTTCTTTCACATTCAATGATAAATTTTATGGTTTATCAGAATGGAAAAGCAAGGAATCTCGTCGCTTCAGATTTAAGAATAAATTTCTACAATAATCTTACGTTATTAAATCAAAGTGTTTTTGATGAAACAGATTCTAACGAAATGTTGGGTATTGTTATGTTAGATT